GATTCTGGCTGCTCTAGTCTGTCTAAAACAATCTGTACTGGATAATTATTCTTATCAAATACAATAGCTTCATTGACGATATCATCAATAGCTGTGTCGCATTCTGGCTGCAATGCCATTTCACGGTATTTCTTGATTAAGTCTGCATCATTTCTGACTTGACCTTCAAGATCGACATAAGTTCCGTAAATACCACCGCCAACAACTGAAGTCGAATCTTCTTGATCGTTTGGAGGAACGAATGATTTAACCGCATCTTGCTGAGGTTCGTCTTTACCTATCTTAAATCCAAATAATTTTATTGCCATTTTGAGTCTCTTCCATTAAAAAGGGGACGTTAATAGTCCCCTTATAAAAAACTATTACGCAACGTATTTATACGTCACGAAAGCTTATGTTATTGTGGTGTTCACTATTGTAAAATGACTGTACTGAAAAGTAACAGTAAATTCTTCAATAGAATCGACTGTATCATATGAAAGATCAATTGCAGAAATATCTGAACAAAATGCGTTTTGTAGATTATAAGTTCTCATTGCTTTGCCTGCATCATTTAATTGCTTAATTGAAACAATGCCCTTATAATTATCAGCAGTTTTAGCAGTTGTCACAGCAGTGCCAGCGGCGTTCACACCGGAAGTTGTAGTTAAGGTTGATCCGAAATTGCCATCTGCCATGTATTTCATCCAGTTTTCAAAACTTTCTCTTAATTTCTGCCCCGAATCATTAATAAATGTTGCTGTCCACTCTCCAAAAGTTCTGTCGCCAGGAATCTTAGCTCTACGACCTCTAAACGGCACTTCGATAATACCAAGCGTCATTGCTGGAACTGCGGCCGCTTTGCATAGAGTAGCAAAATTATCTGTAATCCCTGCAAGTTCTGACCCCGTCGGACCCGACGGTAATGTGATAGCAACTTCAAATAAGTTAGCGTGTGCACCACCGTTTAAAGCTGTTCTGAATGTCTCAATGCTGAATGCTGCCATATTAGCCTCCTATTAATTTGTTGCTGTTGTCGTTTCTGTTGTGAAATAGTCATATGTCCAAGTAACAGTAAATTCTTCTAGAGAATCCGTAGTGTCATATGACAGATCAATTGTTGAAATGTCAGAAGGCCAACAGTTATTTAACACGTATGTTTTAGTAGTAGTACCGGCAGTATTTAATTGCTTTACAGTAACTGTATTCCGACCAGTTGCTCTATCGCCGTATGTACTAGTTCCATAGTCCGTAGCAACAAATAATTGCTGATATTCTTCTATAGCTTTTCTAGTCGCATATTTGCCATCATTCATGACTGTTACTGTCCAGTCAGCAAAACTTCTTTCGCCGTTAATTTTATATCTACGACCACCAATCATAGGAATATCAATAATTCCCATAGATGATCCTGGTAATTGCGCTGCTTTACATAGCAGAGAAAATGTTGAATCTGCTGCTTGTGTAAAATCGGTCGATGAAAAACTTATCTGAAATAGATTTGGACGGGCGCCCAAACCTATAGCAGTCGCAAGATTTGAAATTGTTGAAATTGCCATATTATTCTCCTTTACTTTGTTTCTTTAAGATTAACCAAGTGCGGCGAATTGAGCAGCACCTCCTACAGACACAAAGTTCAATTGAATAAAGTTGATTGAAGATACTGGACGAATGAAGATATCAGCAGTGAATTCATTATTGCTAACAGATACATCACTATTGTTAGTAGCGTCACAAACAAATTTAAACTCTATTATACCTCTTCTTGCCTGAACAGTTCTCAAGTATGGTTCAACTGTATTAGTGAAACTTGTTCTTGTAGCATCATCATTAATTCCAAATAATAAATTAGATGCAATATCGCCGATTGTCTTTTCAATTGTAATGAATAGTCTACGAACATTAATTCTGTTAAACGATCCTGCTTCAGTAGTGAATGTTTTATCTCCAAACAAGAAAGATCCACGACCAGATTCAGTGATGATTGGATTGATACCGTATGCGTACAGGTCATCGCGTTGTTCTGAAGTTGGATTAAATGCTGTTTTTTCTGCTTTATTTCCTAAGAAACCATTTACATATCCAGCTGGAGAGAACCATGGCGCTGTTTGTTGATCTGTTGCAGCCATTCGGCCTGCGATAGCAGGATTACATGGTATCCACAAGTAATCTGAAGTGTAATTATTTAGCGTCCATTGCCAATTTGCATCCATAAATGCATATGTAGAAGGCGTTACTGTATCCGCAAAAGCTTTAATAGCTGTCACTTCAACACCAGTATTTTGACAGTCGGCTAACGCTGGAGAGAAGCAAACAACAAGGTCTTTTCTAACTTCAGCAACGTTTGCAACAACAGAATTAACAACTGTTGCTGATGCGCTTCCTGTAAATAATAAGTTTACTGGTACAGTCGATTTATTTGCTAATTTATTAAAAGCAGAAACTCTAAGTGTGTCCGTAACTGTTCCGTCAACACCACCATCTAAACTGTAGTTAATAGGTTTATTGACTGTTGTAAATGTTTTACCTACTACTGTAGTTTCCCAGTTTGTTCCTTGCGAGTCTTTATTGCCCCAACGAATATATTTAGAGCCAGTTTTTAAGTCGTTGATAACGTTTTTATAGAAGTTGTTTCTATTTCCAGCTTTTTTAGCATCACTGCCCTTAGAAACTCTAGTGAACTTTTCAAGAATTGTGCCTTGAGCATCGGTGAACAAACCGTCTTCATCAATAACAACAATGTGCATTTCATCGCCTGAACCACCGCGAGCGCCCGCATGAGCTGAAGTTCCTGGCGCGCCATCAAATGAATTTGCATATTCCCATTTGCGGGTTGGTGTGGTTGTAGTTGAGGTAAAGCCAGGTGTTGGGTTAACTGTGATATGAGTTGTGTTTGCTATTGAAGCAACAACAAAAGTTTTAGTTGTGGTGGCGTCTATTCCAGTTAAAAGCACAATATTATCGCCAACAGTCAATTGTGTGTTTGCTGCACTGCTGGCGCCAACTACAGTTCTACTGTTAGTTGTTGTGGTGTATGATCCTGTTAAAGTACTTTGAAAAGCATTGGAACTTGGGCATGTAGAAACTTTTAACGAATTTCCCATAGATCCTGAGTGTTTTGCAACCCAAGGTCCTGAATTTTCGTTTCCAGTAACAAAATTCTTTTCATAGAAATCGTCATTCTTAACCTGAACTGCAACTCCAGATGCTGTAGCATTATTTGCACTTGTTGCATTTGCTCTTACAACATATAATGCTGGCGAATATCCTAGATAGATGGCTGAGGACATAAAGTCAATAGCATTTGTTGCGTTCGGTTTTCCAAATTGTGCCACCAACTCATTTTCGCTAATAAGTAGTGTAGGCTGCTCTATAGGACCCCATCTAAATTGTCCCGCTGTTGCACCAATAGTAGTGCCTGTAGCCTGAACTGCCGATACTATTTCAGACTCTGTAATTTTTACGCCTGGTGAGATTAAACTAATTGCCATTTTTTTCTCCTTGATTTAAGATTTTTGTTCACGATGATTCACATTCATATTCTCTTGTTTATTTATAAAAAATCGAATTTGCGATCATCGGTAGTCCATGTTTGTCCAGAAGCATCAACGAACTGAGTTTCTTCTTCTCCAGTATTTATAAATCCGAAGGGTGTGACCTCATCTTCAATCATCTTAATTCTTGCTTCATACAATTCTTTTCTAATATTTATATTAGTTAATTCTTTAAAGTACGTATTTGTAGTCAACCATGAAAATAAAACTAGAGGCATAACCAAATCGTCATGGTAGCCCTCATCGGCCGAGTAGCTGTTCTTTCTTTGGATGAAAGTAGAAATTTCTGAGATAGTATCTGCATCTCGGATGATCATTTTCTTTTCTTCTACCATAGATTTAAAGTTAGAGCATCCAATACGCTTCACTTTCTTATCAGTAACAACTCCAAGCTGTGTTTTACCACCGCCAAATCCACCATTTACGACTTGACCGTTAGGTGTTCTATTGACTGAGATAATGTTCTCATATTCATAGTCACTATAGAGAATTTCTGCTACTTGTTCCGAAGTATTAACTTCAATCAAGACATATGCATCATTATAATCTTTGCCGACTTTGTAGATTACTGAAGGATATAGCAACGGACTAATCGTATTGTTCTTGTATTTGCCTACCATCACATACGGCATCTTAGATATGTTCAAAATCTGGAATGCTGAGTAATCTCCTCCAACACCCTTTGCAGTATCTGCAATAATTATATATGCGCAGTCTTTTTCGGCTTTTTCGTAGATATCCAGTCCATCTTTAGAATAGATTGGGGCATCTGCCGACATTTGTGCAATAGTATCAGAAGCAATTAGAGTTAAGCTTGATCCTAAGAAGTTACATAACACTTCTTGATTGAACTTCAATTCTCCTAGAAGTCTTCTTTGCTCTGTAGCCCACGCTTCATCACGACCAGGAATTTCCCAGTAAGGAATGAACAACGGCACGAATCCGTTTCTATCGTTTTGTGCATCATTCCAGAACTTCCAGAAATGGTTGTATCCAAGCGGAGTCGAACTCAATAGAATCTTTGTAGTTTCACCAGCAGAAATT